CCTTGCTCTGCCACCGTGCGGTCAATGATGTTGTCGAAGATATATATGCCGCTGGTGTTCGAGTAACTCACGCCTAGTGCATCCCACTGGCCGACAAGATCATCAACATTGCCGGAAAGGCCATCAAGTAGCGTCACGCTGCCAAGCCGCAGCTCGTTATCCTGCACGACCACATCTGTCTTTGCGCCTGCGAATGTCGGGTCTTCAGTGATCGTCACCACAGTTGCTCGCGATGTCACCTCATCAGCGGCCACAACAACGCTTGTGGCGTTAACCGACTGCACGCCAGTCTTGTCAACTGCCTTGATGAGATATGTTCCAGCCTTTGCCGGGACGCTGACATCCGTTGAAGGGCGGGCCACCTTTTCAACATAGGTGACTGCACCGGACCAAGCTGCGCTGGATGTTTCCTTCGCGTGCCGGATGACGTAATATGATAGATCAAGATCAGGAACGGCAGTCCAAGACAAGTTCACCGTGTCACCATTTACCTCGGCGGCAAATCCTGTCACATCCTGCGGCGGCTGCGAAAGCCCCTCGACTTGATAGCTGGAGCGTGTTGTCCATGCGCCCTTTATGCCGAAGCCATTGACCGCCCGCACTCGGAAGTCATAGGTGCCATCTTCAATATCACTGATTTCAAATGTTCCGAGATCGCCATAGCCACCATCGCGCCAATTCGTTTCAGATGATTTTCTGAATTCAACCTGCACATAATCAATCAGCGCAGGCTGCGAAGATGTGCTAGTCAACGTGACCACGTTTGACAGCTTTTCGTGGTAAACCCGCAGCGCGTCAGAAACAGACAGGCCGAGCGCTGGCACGCTGGTGTAATCAAGCAGCGTCGTGTTGTTGGCAATGATAGCGGTTTCTGTCGCATCCCATGCGAAGGCGGCTTCTGAAGTTTCCCGCAGCGTCATCGCCACGCGCAAGCTGCCGCTGTCGCTCACAATCAGCTTCCATGCGGCAACTTCAAATTCCTTGGCTGACCACCCGTAGCGATCCACCGTCAGGTCGATAATATCGCCAACCTCTACATCAAGCGCAGACAGCCCGAATTCGGCGGTGATCGTCATTTGCTCACGGGAGCGGAACAGCTTTTGCTTGGCAAGCCGCTGCGCCCGCGCCGCATTGGTGACAAGGTTTAGGCCGACATCAAGCGTGTTTTCGACGCCATTGTCTTCTGACAGAAACGCCGCGCTGGTGATGGCTGGAAAGTCAGTCTCAATCCAGTCGCTTGAGGCGTCGATGAACTTGCCAGTTATGCGGTTGAAGTTGTCACGGCGAGAAAGCCGCGTCGGCATAGTGATGCCAGAACGGAAATCATCCAGCGTGAACGATTTAACGCTTGCGCTGTAAACGCCAGCCTTCATCTTCCAGACGCCGCCGGAGAAGAACAGCGCGCCGTTGCAGGCCTCCATCATATCGGCCAGAGCGTTGCCGATGGTGCTGTCTGCATTGATGACGCCATCGACGGTATATCGCGCCTGCGTGCCGCCAGCGGCCAGCGGGATCGCATCGTCGCAATCATTCGCCGCTGCGCTGAAATATGTGTCATCAACGGCGGCATCGTTCAGGCCATTGGATGACGTGATGTAGTCACGGATCACCAGCGCAGCATTGTTGCTATATGCCGTTGTCGCTGTGCGCGGGTCATAAATCTTCTTGCCCTTCACGATTGCCGTAAATGTTGGCATCCCGCCGCTGAAGATGTCTTGGTCGTATTCGAGACGCACATACATATAAGCAATGCCCGCGCCGACGAATGCGCTTGGCAGACCGCATTCCGAGGCCAGCGTGTTTTTCAAGTTTGTGGAGGCATTGGCGAAGTTGTCGGTCCAGCTTGTCTGATTGCCGAGATGCTTCAGAATGCGGATTTTCCCGCCCCAGCGCGTTCCAGAAACGTAACCGCTGCCATCCAGCGAGATCAATTCATCATTGACATAAACGCTGCCGATTTCTTCAACTTCATGCCCAGCAACGGCAATCACCATGTGCAGATACTTATTCTCTGCCCCAGTGGTGTTCATGTAGGTGATGATGCCGCCCTTCCGAACCTGCCCGTAGACATATTCTTGCGAGGCCGCAGCTTGGCGAGCGTTGAGCAAGGTTCCCTTGTTCTCTGCGCCACCTCCAGCAGCCTTCGGGCCAAGTTTCCGCAATGCAAAAGACGTGAGCGCAGTGGTCACAAGCGTGCCGACAACCCAAGCGCCAGCGGCGATAGCGGTGCCAGCGATGGTGATCGTCGTTGCGGCGGTCAGAGATGATCCAAGGATCGCGGTGCCGATGGTGACAGGATCGCGCGGGGCGAAATCCCAGTTGCGATGACGCATCACGTTGTAAGGATAGTTCAGCGTCTTCATACCCATGCCCCTTTGATCTGGCTCATTGGCATATATACCACATCATGCTCGCCAACAAAAACAGCCTGCGTTCCCATAGACAAGCCGAATGCGAAGCCAGTGAAATATGGCCGATCCGATTTCATCGCAATCAGCGCTCCTTTGGGCGGGAAGCCATTGACGCGCCGCATGTTCAGATCAAGTGCCGCGATCAGGTCGCTTGTTCCGAAGGCATCCTTCATCAACTTGGCAAATGATTTCGGGCCGAGGCCAGCATATTTTCCGACGATCTGATCGGCATATCCAACGCCATGCATCGCCCGCCATCCGCCGTTTGTGAACGTGAAGCAATCATGCTCACCGAGCAGGAACTGCTTGCCACGCTGCGCCTTTACATAGGCAATCAGGCTATCGTGCGGCCCCATGCGATTTCTTTATCCTGAAGCTGTTCGACGTAATCGAAGAAGGTATCTGTCGGGTGGCGCAGCTTGTGGTTCTCTGACGTATAGCGGCGAGTGTTTGGTCGCTGCAATGTCACCAGCTTGCTTTCCACCGTGAGTTCGATGGTGGCCGTTGTGCCATCTTCTTGCAACGTCATCACGTCCATCAGGCCAGCGAAGACTTCAACGAAGTCGCTGACATCTGATGCGCCGAACAGAACGCGAGCGGATCGCCCCTGATATGGCTCCTGAAGGGCAAGGCTCACCAGCGACACATCAACGCCGCTCAGTGTAAGTGTGATGCCCTTTGCGGAAAGGTCTGCGATCTCCTCAATGCCACTGATGGAGAGAAGCGTGCCTGCGCCGATGTATGTTTGACCATCAATCGTGCGCTCGCCAAAACCCGTCCACAGCCTGACTGGTGCAGTGCTGAAGTTCATTTCGACGGCATAGAACAGTTCGACGCTTTCTTGCGCCAGAGCCGTCGCAATAGCAGATGGAATGCTGCGGCTCATACTGCCTCCATCGCGCTGAAGCTGATGCCGTAGATCATGGCTTCGTTGACGCTCCACTCGGTTTCATTGCCAGCCAAGCGCCAGCGGCCCACCGTGTCTTGCACCGTGACGGTAGCACCGTTCACCGGAGCGATGCGAACATTCGGCCAAAGCGTCAGCGTTGCGTCACCGCTGCCATCTGTGTTGGCATCCACAAGCACCTTGTGAATCGTTGCCGATGAGCCGCTGCCGATCTGGATATAGTCACCTGCGAGCAAGTAGCCTGTCTTGCTCAGTTGATCCGAAGTGATGTCGAGGTCTTGCCCCGTCTGCGATCCGCCATTGACTGTCACGGTATCGGTGCCGCGCGCCGTGCCGCGTGCAATGCAGCGCATCGGATCGCCCATCGTGAAGGTGCCGAATTGCCCCCGCAGGCTGATGAGCCACGCGATCCAGCGTTCAGCGTCGGCATACTTCATCGGCGGCAGAGTGACATCAGCGGCCCACATCTGGCCTGCGCTGGCCTGCGCTTGGCCTGCGAATGTAAACGGGCTGCGCTCATATGCCACCGCGTTGATGGCCCGCAGGCTGACGCCTCGGATGCCTGTGTGCGACGGGAAGGTGAGAGGATATGAAATTGCCATCAGTAGCCCATCCCGCTGACGCTGCGCCGCTGTGCGTCGAACACAGCCGCCTTGGTGGTTTCCACGATCTTCGGCAGCATCTGCTGAATTTCAGCGCGGCTGACACCTGAGCCGAAGGTGTTGTTCTGAATAACGGTCACGCCGCCTCCGTTGCTGTTTGCCATGTTCTGCGCCTGCGCGGAATTCAGGATGCGGCCATTGACGGGCGGCACGAAGAGTTCCCGCCCATGCTCGCCAACAACTGTTGCCTGCCCAGCCTGCACATAGCTTCCGGATGCAGCGCCTTTCAATGCGGGGAAAATCTTTCCAAGCCCACCTAGGATGCCGGAGCCTGCCGATGATGCCGTGCCGAAACTTCCGACAAGCCGCTGCACCACCAGCACGCGGTAGAGTTCTGCAATGATCTGGCGCGCCATGCTGCGGAATGCATCCTTGGCGCTTGCGGTGCCATCTAGCAGGCTCATGAAGGCATCATCAAAGCCCGTCTCAATCGCGCTGGCAACGCCGGAGAAGTCGATGGCAGCACCTGTCGCCTGATCGTAATTCAGCTTGATCATCGCCAAGGCTTCTTTCGCTTCTTGGCTGGTAATTATTCCCGCATCTAGGGCAGCATTTACTGTTTTCTGCGCCTTTTCATACTCAATCGCGGCATCCTTCGCTGTGTCTAAAGAAGAAGCCAGCTTCAGCCAGTCCTCCTTTATTTTATTCACAGCCTTTGCGCCTGCGGCCTCTTTCTGTTGAGGGTTGAGAACTTTTGAAGCAGAAACAGCAGCTGCCTCCCACATTGCGCCAAGTTGGCCAACTTGGGACTTTGTTTCTTCGGTTAAATCACGCCCAGAGCGCGTGATGTCATTCAAAATTGCGGATTCATATGCGAGGCGCTGCTTTGCTATGCGCTCACGCTCCGCTGCCTCTGCCGTCATTCCATGAAGGCGTGCCGTCTCCTTGAGTGCGTCAGCCTCTGCCCTCAAGTTTTTAATTCCAGTGACTGCGCTGTCTTCCGCCGCCTTTTTCGCTTTGCGCTCTTCAATCGCCAAGTCCAAGGTCTGCCGCGCGGCATCCAATCTGCTTTCCCATTTTGCTTTTTGCGATGGGTCTGTTGCTGCGTCATAGCCTGACTGAGCCTCAAGCCATGCGGTGTATTCCTTCCGCAGATCGCTCATTTCAGATGCTTGCGCCCGCAATTCTTCCTTCGTCGCAAATGGCTTGTTCGCCATCGCTGCAAGACCGGACCCCATTGATAAGAACTTGGCGACTTCAGCCGTGATCGTTGCAATCGCACCTGCCGCCTGAATTGCCAAAGGTGCCACGGCGAGCAGCGCCTGCGTCACTTGCACGTCAAGCATAGAGGCCATCAGGCTTAGTTCACCCTTGGCTTCTTTCGCCTTTGCGATGGTCTCCCTGTCAATGGTGAGTCCAAGTTCTTTTGCCTTCGCCTCCATGCGCGCGATGGCTGCGCCATTGTCATCAAATGCTGCCACAAGCGCCACGCTGTCGCTTGCAATCGCCTCCATATAGAAGGTCATCTCAGCTTGGCTAAGGTTCGCAGCGTTAAGCGCATTGACGTATGCGCCCATCTTTTCCTCTGATGACAGGTTGGCAAATGCTGCCGCCGTCAGACCGACCTTAGGTGCGATGTTTTCAAAGAAATCGGCCAGAGGTCCAGCGCCCGTCTGAACGTAATCGCCAAACTTGTCGTTCACATCCTTGAGGATGTCAGACAGCTTTTCCTGACCAATGCCAAACTGTTGCGCGGTCAAGGCCAGAACCTGAAAACGCTCAACGCCGACACCTGCGATCCTTGCCAAATTCTCAAGTTCAGTCGCAGTCTCAAGCGCGCCCATGAAGGCCTTTGCAGAAAACGCTGCTGCAATGGCTGGTGCAAACCGCTTTGCGGCAACGCTAAGTGCGTTAAATTGCAGAGAAACCCCGCCGAGGCCCTGCTTGCTCTTGGCTTCAAAGCCTTTGATGCGCTTTTCAGCGTTTGCGAGTTCGCGCCGGAGGTCTTTCGTTTGCGCCGAAAGAACGATGTTCAGTTGTTCAGCGTTGAATGCCATCGACGCGCTCCACGAGTTTTCGGTAGTCTTCGGCGCTCATCGCCTCCGATCCGGCCTTCTTTGGCGAGTGTGCAGCAGACCAGCCTTCAAACACAAGCCAAACATCTTTTGGCAACATATCACGGATTTCCTCAGGCTTTAAGCCTGCAACAATACCGCTCTTGATTAAGCCTCTGACATCAAGTCGTCTTGGCTGTGGTCCTCGTTGCTCTTTTTTTTTGATGCAGTCTCCATGGCATCCGGCATGAAGGCAATGCCGACCACTGCCTGAGCAATAGCATAAAGCCGCATCAGATCGGCAGGCGTGCAAGCATTCACAATGCCATCGGCTTCATGATCCTTCTTGCCTCCACCGACCAGACCAAGCGCAAGAATGTCCCGCACCTCTCGGCTTGTCGGCTTCTTGCCGTCTCCGAAGAAGCCTTCCCACAATTCAAAGATGCCACGGTGCTTGTCTTCAAAACGCTCAATCTCGCGGTTGCGAAGGATAAACGTGTATGAGGTGCCGTTGAGATACTCAACGACACCCCCACGCGGCGCTTCAGCCGTGATCGTCATTAAGCAGCCGTGAACGTAACTGCGCCAGTGCTTTCGAGGGAGAGCGAATAGGTGACGCCACCTTCGGTCTCACCGCCGAATTCCAGCGAAGCAATGCGGAACGAGCCAGCGTAGGTGCCGAAATCAGGCACGATGATCTGGAAGTTGCAGGCATTGTCTGCGCCCATTGCCACGGTGTTCATGCGTGCTTCTGCGGTGCTGTCCTCGAAGTAACCGTCGCCAGAGACGGAAACATTCTTCAGGCCATTCAGCGTCTCGGTCCACAGAGCGCCTGCGGGCGTCGTGCAATCCGGCGTCGTCACGTCAATGGACGAGTTGTTGATGGTGAGCGACTTGGAGTTGAGGCCGCAAAGGTTGCTGAATGCCTCAGATGCTTCGCCATCCCCGATTTTCACGAGAAGGGCGCGTCCCAGTTGTTTAGCCATGATCGGCCTCCTTGTTCATGCGCTCGCCACGCGCGGGGTTTAGGCGGCTTCAAGCATCGCCTGAAGCGAAACGAGTGCCGTGTAGCCACGACCTTCGCCATCTCTTGTGACGGAAAACGTCTCAAAAATCAATTCCACGAGCGTATGCCCAGCGACTGTCACGCTTGCCTCTTGGCGATGCAATGCAGCCTTGACGGCCTCTGCGATCTGCGCGGCCTCCACCCGACCGGATGCCGAGCGGCTGTAAGCCTCAATGGTGAACGATACCAACGCGCCTTCCTGCGTGTCGGTGTCAAACGCCAGCGGCTCAATGCCGCCGAACCGAGCATACGGGAACGCGACATTCTGCGGCGGCTCATCATACAGCCTGGTGCCGATCAGCGCAGAGACGCCAGCGTCGGCCACCAGTGCCGCTCTGACGCCCTTTTGTAGCGCAAGAAGAAACCCGTCAGCCATTGAGTGCCTCCTTGATTGCCTTCTTGATCTGGCGGCTCACAGCCCGCTTGTGGCGGTCTCCGATGAGCATCATCGTATGCTTGCGCGTATCGGCTGGACTACCAGTGCCAGCACCAGCCCGCGTCCAGCCATAGTTGATAGCATTCGCGGCAAGCCCCTCATCGGCGGTGCCATCATAGAAGTTGATGAAGCCAGTGATCCGATCAGGCTTTTGCAGCGTATTGCCATTGATGCCACGCTTGAAGTCGCCTTCATCAACAGGCGCAACGGCCTTTGCCTTGGTGACGCCAATCTTCACCGTGCGGTCGATAGACTTCACAAGCGCCACTTGCGTCGTTTCAGGCAGATTGTCCAACTGACGAAGCAGCCGTTTCACGCCTTCGATCTTCATGCCGCCACCCCGCGTTCAAGCAGGAATTCCAGCACGGTATCCTTCGCGTCCACTTGGATCACGTCTTTGATCGCCCAAGTCGTGCCGCGAATGACAACACGGTCAGCCGCCGTGATGCCCTGCGTAACGCTATCGCTGCGGACCCGCAGAGTGGCATTGCCCACATCGGCCAGAGCGCCGCCAGAAAGCCGCTCCTTGCCCGTGCGCTCACGCATATCGGCCCAGCGAGTGGCAAGCGATCCCCAGCCCGTATATACGTTGCCATAAGCATCAACTGCGCCTTCAGATAGACGCTGGAAGACGGCACGCTCGCGGTAGAGGCCAGCCTTAACCATACCAGCTTCTCCGGTGCATTGCGATCAGCGCATCAAAGCCGAATGGAATGTCGCTAAGTTCATCCATGCCTGATTGCTCGCGGTTGTCATACCAGTGGCCGACAAGCAGCATCAGAGCGTGGCGGATCGTCTGCGGCACGTCAGTGGTCGCATCGCCGTAGCCAGCTTCGTATTCGATGCGGATCGCATCTGGGCGCTCATAGGTGGTCGGCCAGTTGAAGCCAGCCTTCGGGCCAACAGTCTTTGCAAACTCGGTGCCGACGATCTCATAATTCGACAGCGTGTCGGTTTGCAGCGTGTTGGCTGCGTCGTAATATTTAACCGCCGTGACAGACTGCACCGGACCCATCATGAGGCCGACACTCTGCGTCGGATGCGGCTGCACCCACTGCGCCCATTTCTGCGTAATCATGGCATGGCCGAGCGCGGCTTGTGCATCGGTGTATGCCACCGCCACCGCGATCAGGCGCGTGATGAGCGCGTCATCGTCTGTGGTCTCAATGCGAAGCTGCTCCTTCACCTCTGACAAGGTGATAGGCGTGGCCGCAGGCGCGGTCACAAGTTCAAGTGCCTCTTGGCTCAGGAGCGGCTGCACCATGGTTATTCAGCCTTCGTCGCGGTTTCCACTTTGCGCTTGGCAGTCGCCTTCTCGATTTTCGGCGCAGCTTCAGCCACTGCTTCAGCGATGCCAGCATCAATGAAACGCTTTGCCTCGGCGTCGTTGCAGTCAACGATGTCGCCTGCGTTGTGCGAGAAGTCGATGCCAGCCATCGAGGTGAGAAGTTTGATCTTAGGCATGTTGGCCTCCTTCGGTTTAGTGAGGCAGCGAGTTTCCCCGCTGCCCTAGAAACCGACTTACGAAGCGGCAGTGATCAGGTGCTTGATCGCGGCAGTGTTCGTCAGCACACCGTCGAAGCGGATGTAGCCGAGGATGCCGTAATCGGGAGCGAAGCGCTCGCGTGCAACGTAGAGCGACGGAGCGCCAACCTTGCGGACGTAGAACTTCGACATGTCACCGAACAGCATTACCTTCTTGGCGGCTGCGAGCGAGTCCATCGCTTGGTTCACGACCACGTTGTAGCCGAGAATGTTCTGCGGGATGGCTGCCTGATAGTTGCCCATCTGCCAGAGGTAGTTGCCGTTGCCATCCTTCAGCTTGCGAACAGCCGCGAGCGTGCTGTCGTTCATCATGATGGCGGTGCGCGGCGAGTTGCGGTAGGCCGGATCAACGGAGTGGATCAGGTCAATGATTTCGTCAGCGGTCACAGCGGCGGTTGCTGCTGCGGTCTTACCTGCTGCCGAGTTGGTCACGATGCCCTCAACGTCAGAGGAACCCGAACCAGTGGTCAGCTTCGAGTTTGCAATGCGGCCAAGACGCTCGCCAAGGAGTTCGCCAAGGAGCGACTCCATGTTGAGGATCGAGTCTGCATTGAGTTCTGCCGACCAGCGGACCCACTCGGTGTCAAAGGCATATGCGCCGAGCGACTTCTGGCCGAAGGTCACATCCGAACCCGCATCGTCGGTGACTGCGCCGCCTTCGGTGTGGGCAACAGCCGCAACGGCAGTATCGTCAACGGTCGGGATGTTGAAGGTGCGGCCATCAGTGGAGTTGATGACGGTGAACAGGGCCGAGTCATACATCGGGCCAGTTGCGATCATCGCCTTTTCGATGAATGCAGCCAGTTCGGTCGGGACAGTGTAACCACCAGCAGTCGTGGTTCCGGCTGTCTGAGTGCGATGCTCGCGGAGAACATTGCGGACTTCTGCATCGACGTAGCCGTCGCCGCCCTGAGCGATCATCTCAGCGAATGCTGCGCGGTAGTCCATGAC